ATTCACTCTCGGCGAGAAAACGTGCGTGCCCAAGTTCGGGTTGCGCTGCTGTATGCGCATCGGTGGGGTCTATCAACAAGTACTCCGCCAATGCAGCTGTAATCAGTGGATCGGCCTCACTCAACGTGTTGGCAAGTGTCTACCGATGCACAAAGATAAGCCGGCTGAGGAAGCTGTGTTTAGGAAGTGGAAGTCGATACGATCGACCACTGACTACCTGTGTGAGAATCTCGGTCGTATCCGGAATCCCATGCGGTACAAGACGTGGTTGGCTCGTTACACCGGACCTCGGCGGCGTTTTTTCGCCGCCATGAAGGCAACTCTCAATGTCACTCCTGGCAAGTTCATTGCCAAGAGCTTCATCAAGCGCGAAAAATCGCGCGGAATTCTCGGACAACCTGGAAAGATTGGCGCACCACGCGTCATCCAAGGGTGTCCTGAAATCCTCACCCACCTTACGGGACAGTGGTGCGTGCCGCTCGCAAAGCGCATGCACGACCGTCTGGGTGTTGATGGAGGCCACATCGTCTATACATGTGGCATGACTGGGGAGCAGATTGGGGCTGAGTTTGGGAAGGCGATCGATGAAGTTCGTCTCTCCTCAGCTTCCGGTCGTGTCGTCATTGTCGAGGATGATCAATCCCGGTTCGATTTGCATCTCGGCAGGGGAGCTTTCAGCTTCCTTGACGAAGTGTACCACCGCCTCCTGCCCAAGCGCGTTGCCCGTTATCTCCAACGGAAACGCTCTCAGGGCGTTCTTTGTGGTGGGACTAAGTACTCAGTCCCTTACACCATGCAGTCTGGTTGGCCAGACACCTCACTCGGGGACACCCTTGTTAATGCAGCGATGAAGCTGTACATACATGGGGTGGGAAGACCGTGGAGGAGCATTATCTGCGGTGACGATAGCGTGACCATCACTACGGCTGAAGAGGTCGCAAGACTCGGCGGGAAAAGCTATTTCCTAGACCAGTATGCGTCCTTCGGCATGGAGGTCACCTTCGACATCCGCGATGACCCGCTCGACGTGGGTTTTTGCTCCGGACGCTTTATGCCACATCACTCAAGCTATTTGCTGGTCCCAAAGATCGGTAAAATGCTCGGTGGCATCTATTGGGACACTGAGAATCGTGGACCACGTGATCGACT